TGATTGTGCTGTTGAAAGAGGACGAACAGAAGCCATCTGATGGATGCGATCATCCTGTTGAAGCCCGTTTGACGGTTGAAACGATGAATGGTCGTGAGGAGTTGTGCAATGTCTGCGGAGCCAACATCCGTTCCTGACCCGTACGGGCGCACCCGACCTGCCGACGAGAATCCTCGTTGCTGGAGGTGTGCCAGACTGTTAGCAATTCGTTTGACTCGCCCGTGGAAAGTCATTTGCCCTCGTTGTAAGGCTGGTAACGGTCACGATTGACGTTGGGGCATTATTACGATATCGTTACGCCCCATGTCCAAGTGGTTTGTGTGGTTGGTCGTGTTGGTTGGGTGTGGCACCGTGGAAACGGTGGTGGAGGACTCGTCTCCTCCGACGACGATGCGACAAGTTCCGACAACGGTTGTTGTGTCGGATCCACCGACGACCCCTGCACCAGAAACTACGACAACGGTGCCTTTTACGTTGGCGGATCTTGACAAATGGGTTTCGGATTCCCGTGCAAAGTGGGGGAAATGTGGCGAGTTCCATGATTTGGCAATGTCTGTCGGATGGCAGGAAGAGCATTGGTCTACTCTCAGCACCGTTCTGTGGACTGAAAGTCGGTGCCGAAACATCATTCCCGTGAGGGCTGGGGGGTTGCCCTCGGATGCGAAATGGTTCAACGGACATGACTGGGGTCCTACCCAAATCAACAAGCCCGTTCACAAGGAGTTCGTGGAGCAGATCTTCGGGGAGCCGTTTGAGGTAGCGATGAGCAACCCTGCCAACAATTTGCGTTTTGCCTACATCCTGTATTCGTCTCGGGAAGAGCAAGGCAAATGTGGCTGGAAACCGTGGAGCGAACCCTGCAACTGAGGCTAAACCGCCGTCAAGCGGATGCGATGCACTTGGTCGTTTACACTTCGGTCGTCGTGACCAAGTGTCCCCCTGTCCGCCCGTGACCGCCGTGTCTAGGACGCTCTAGGGGAGTGCGTCCGAAAGAAGGAACAGTGGCGAAATACAAGGTGAAGATCGGGATTGATACCCCAAGCGGACGGCATGAGCCTGACGCCGTCATTGATCACACCGCCATCCCTTCCAAGTCGTTGAAGTGGCTTGTTGATCAGGACATTCTTGAACTGGTCGGGAAAGAGCCTGCCCCCGTCGTTGAGGCGGACGAGGAGGAGGAAGTCTGATGGCATTCGTACACGGCAAAAACACGGTCGTTCTCATCAATGCGACAGATATGTCTGGCTACCTGAAGGAGGCTTCGGTCGCCAACAGCGTTGAAACAGCCGACGTCACCGCCTTCGGAACGTCTGGTGCCAAGGCGTACATTGTCGGTTTGCGTGATGGCACCGTGTCCCTCTCTGGGATGTTTGACGGGGCGACGGGTGCTTCTGATCCCGTGTTCCAGCAAGCGTTAGGTGCCTCGGAAGGGGTCGTTTCCGTGTTCCCTGAAGGGACGACTATCGGAAACCGTGGATTGACCGCTGGGATCCACGAAACGTCGTACAACCTTTCCAGCCCTGTTGGTGACGTGGTGTCAGCCACCGTTGAACTCCAAGCAACTGGCGGAGTTGACGACGCAGTCAGTTTGCACGCCCTCGGTGCCGAAACCGCCACTGGCAATGCGACGAGCAATGACAACACTGCCTCTACTGCCAATGGTGGAGTTGGCAGTCTCCACGTCACCGCAAATACCCGTAACGGGTCTACCACGTTCAAGATCCAGCATTCAGCCGACAACAGCACATGGGCTGATCTGGTTACGTTTTCTACTGTTGCCACCACGATCACCACACAAGAGCGTGTAGCGGTAGCAAGTGGAACAACCGTCAACCGCTATCTGCGTGCGACACACACCCTCGCCGGGTCTACAGGCTCAATCACCTATCAGGCAAGTTTCGGACGGCGTTAGGAGCGCATCATGGCATTTGTACACGGCAAGTCAGCGGCATTCAAGTTGGACGACTCGGGCGGAACGCTTCGGGATCTCTCGTCGTACCTCATGGAAGTTTCTTTCCCTGAGACGATTGAGACGGCAGACGTCACCGCTTTTGGTGGATCGTCCAAGGCGTACATCGTCGGCTTGAAGGATGCGACCATCTCGCTCACAGGCAAGTGGGACTCAACCTTTGATGGCTACATCGCTGGTGTCCTCGGACAGACCGCTTCGTTGTCGTTTGAATACGGTCCTGCTGGAACCACTGGCGGACTCGTCAAGTATTCGGGTGAATGCTACGTCACCTCGTACAACATCGGTTCGCCTGTTGGAGACGCTGTCTCCGCCAGCGTTGAACTGCAAGTCACGGGTGCCGTCACCCGTGGCACTTGGTAATCAACAACAACAACAAATAGAGGTGAATAGTGTCCTTGCGTGACCGAATCCTTGCGGCGAACGATATCGCCACCCGTACCCTTCATGTCCCCGAATGGGATGTGGATCTGGAGATCCGCACCCTGTCGGCGTTGGAGCGCACACGCATGATCAAAGCGTGTACCGACCTCGCAGGCAACGTGGATCTGGAGAAGATGTACCCCCTCCTGATCATTGCTTCGGCGCACGATCCCGAGAGTGGTGCGAAAGTGTTTGACCACAGCGACATGACCCTTCTGGGCGACAAGTCGGCTTCGGCGGTAGAAAAAGTCGCCAAGGTCGCTATGGAAATGTCGGGCATGAACGCTGAGGCGATTGATGCGGAGGGAAAAGACAGTTAGAAGACTCTGAATACCGCTACTACTTCGTTCTCGCAGAACGGCTCGGACGGACAGTTGAAGAATTGTTGTGGGGGTCACCAAATCACCGACCGTTGAGTTCGGACGAAATGATTGGTTGGGCGGCTCACGACAAACTAACTGCTTGGGAACGAGAACAAGCGATGGCGAGAGCGAGGAAGTAGATGGCAATCAGAGTTGATGCGGTACTAGGAGCGGATGCTTCTGGTTATGTGGCAGGCATGGGTCAGGCGCAAGCCGCTGCCCAGCGTTTCGCCCAAACCGCTTCGGCTTCTGCACGCACCGCTGGTGCTGGTTTCAGTGAACTGACCAACACCGTCAAGGGCATTGAGGGTGCCATTGGCAAGATGCGATCACGCCTCACCCAAGGCTTTGCGGCTATTGGTGCTGGCATGGTGATCCCATCCATTTTCAACGCCGCAAAAGGTGCGTTGATTGATTTCAACCAACAGTTGGATCAGTCTCGGATTGCTTTCACGACTTTCATGGGGTCAGCCGAGAAAGCGAATGCGATGCTTCTGGAACTCCAGACCTTCGCCGCCAAAACCCCGTTCAATTTCAAGGATCTCCTTGGCACGACCCAGCAGATGATTGCTATGGGTACAGCCGCCGAGGATTTGATTCCAAGGTTGACGGCGATTGGTGATGCGGCAGCCGCTTTGGGTGGTTCTCCCGAGGTGATGCGACGTATTCAGCGTGCTTTGGGTCAGATCCAAGCGAAGGGTCGTGTGCAGGCTGAAGAGTTGATGCAGTTGGCAGAAGTTGGTATTCCTGCCTACGAGTACATCGCCAATGTCCTCGGTGTGACGATCCCCCAGTCGTTGAAGATGATGGAACGGGGGCAGGTGTCTGCCGCTACTGCCATCACGGGTTTGTTGGATGGTATGGGTGCCGACTTCGGCGGAATGATGCAAAAGCATTCGCAGACGATGATGGGTGCTTTGTCAACGGTGCAGGACTATGTGTCCATCACGATTGCCAACATGAGCCGACCGTTGTTTGAGGCTGTCCGAGGTTTGTTCGTGAGCCTCGGAAACTTCTTGTCCACGAATGACATGAAAAAGCGTGCCGAAGATTTCGCTACCTCGGTGCGAAACGCTTTCACGTCCGCTGGTCAAGCCGCAATGGAAATTTGGAAGCAGATCCAACCCACGATGGAATCCATCTACAGCACTGCAATCAGTTTGGGGCGGATGATTGCTGGCGGTTGGAAGGCGGCACAGCCAGCGATCAAACTGGTGATTGGTGCAATCGTCGGTGTTGCGAAGGTTGTCAAGCCCGTTATTGATGGAATCGGCAACCTTGCCAAGAAGTTCAAGGAATCCAAAGCCGCTGGTATGGCTGTTGCTAGCGCATTGCTTTTGAAGTTCACACCCTTGGGTTCTCTGATCAAAAAGATTGCTGAAGAAGTCGTGAAGATCACTGCGACGAAGGCTACGGGCGATGTGTTCAAGGCGTTCAGCGAAGGTGAAAAAGCCTTGGCAGGTAGTGGCAAGAATGCTGAAAAAGCGAGCAAAGGTGTCCAAAAAGCATCGGTTGAGATGGTGAACGGTTATGCGACGATCGGCACCGCCTCAACCCAAGCATCTCAGCGCATGACAATGTTCGGTGCTACCTCGCAGGTTGTCACCAAGATGGCAGGTGCCGCATGGATTCGTTTCCGAGCGACGTTCTCTGCCGTGATGCTGTCGCTAAAGGCTTCAATGATTTCTTTCTTGGCGACAATCCCTCTTCTCCTTGCCATGACCGCAGTTATGGGGTGGATCAGCGGACTTGGCAAGAAGAACCGAGAGGCGGCAGCCCGAGTCAAAGAATTGAATGGTGCGTTGAAGGAACAGGTCGGTCTTCTATATGCAACCGAAGAAGCCGCCCGTGCCAACGCAAAGACTGGTGTTGATGGAGCGCAACTTATTGGGGACGCTCTGCTGAAGACGGGTGAAGATGGCGAAAAACTGAAGCAAGCCTTTGGTGCGTTGGGGCAACAGTTTGATTTGACAAGATTCGTTCAATTAGCAACGAACTTTGAAGAGGTTGCTACGAAAATGTTGCAGGCTAGGGGTGTTTCTGCTGAGTTGGCGTCAATAATGGCGTCCAATATTGACTCTACTGATGCCCAAAACGTGATGAGTGGTCTAACAGCGGAACAAGAAAAATTGTACAAGGCTTTAGAAGAAATCCAAGATCAGATTGAAAAAACTGACCTCAGCAAATTGATTGCGCAAAACGAACAGTATTTGATTTCCGAGGGCAAAGTTCGTACGTCTACACAAAATATGGCTCGGAGTTTGGCAGAAAAAGAGGCTGGTTATGCGAGCATGGCACCAGCATTGCAAGAAACGATTTACTACGAGAAGTTGTTGGAGGCGATGCTGTACGAGCAGGTGGTGGCTTATGACGAAAACGAGCGAGCCAGAAAAGATTATGAGGCGATGGCTGGTGAAGGTGCCGTCCAAACAAAGAACCTCATGGAACAGTACGAAGAATTGGTGAAGTCTCAAACGGACGGAAAGTTGTCTTTTGAGGAGTTCCAAGCAGCAATTTTTGCGTCGTCCAATGCAACAAAGTCGTGGTCACGAACCTTGGAAGAGGGCAAGCGTGACGTCGTCAGCCTGCTTGACGGCGTAAAGACTGGCGGAAAAGATTTCCAAGGTCTTAGCACGGCTGTCATGGGGCTGGATGATCAATTCCAAAAGGTTTTCTATGAGGGTCAGCAACTTGGCAAGTCAGCACCCGAGATCCAGTACGCATTGCAAATGATGGCGAGCGAATTCGTTCAAGCCGCTTCGGATGCCGACTACAACGCTGAGTCGGTTAGATATCTGCTTTCTGGGTTGCAGGCGTTGGAGATGATGGATGCGATTGGCATCACGATCTACACCGACTTGTCTGCGGCGCAAGCCGATCTGCAAAACCTTCTGTCGGCTTTGGGCAACATCATCGCTATTGGCGCACCAATCGGTAGTTCGTTAGACGGTCTCATGTCCAAGATCCGTATGGCACAGCAGGCGGTTGACAATCTGAGCAAGCCCCGAAAGCGGACAGGGGGCGGTGGTGGTGGCGGTAGCACCAAGGCTGATACCGAAGATCCGTTTGCGTGGGTTGAGGGATGGGTAAATGACATCGCTACAGCAGCCAATCAATTCATCGCCCAAGACTTCATTGATCCATTGATCACCTCCACGTCGGCACAAATCAAAGACGCTTTCACCAAGATCTTTGACTCCTTGACGGAACTCGGCATTGACAAGATCCCTGCTTTCAAGGCGATGGTGGATGCGATCAAATCGCAGTTTGACGAGTTGGCGGAATTGGCGGATGTTCGGGATGTTTTGACGTTCAACTTGAACAACGCTTTGGATGCTTTGGGTGCTTTGCAACAGAGGTTTGACGAAGTTGCTACTGCCGCAGGTCGTTTTGATGCGAGCATCACGGGTTCGTCCGCTCCTGTGACGACCCTGTTGGATCGGGCGTTGCAGGCGCAGGATCGGTATAACGAACTGTTGCGTAACTCGGATCAGTTGCGTCAACAGCAAGCAAGTCTGGCTGAGGAGGTCAGTAAATCGGTGTTCCAACCGTTGACGGCTGGAAACAATCTGGGTCAGGCGCAACGTCTGTTGCGTGATGCGATCACCTTCCGAGACAACCTTGTCGCTCTGTATGAGCGTGGGTTTACGCCAGACATTATTGGTGAGGTCGCCAAGGCTGGTGTTGTCAATGGCAACAAGATCGCCCGAAGCCTGCTTTCCATGTCGGGGGCAGACTTTGAGCAGTTCATGGCGTTGCGGACGGAGATTGCGGCGGTCGGTGCCGAGGCTGGTGCGATTGCAGGAACGATCGTGTTCGGAGCCGATATCGCTGATGCTGACAACGCCATCTCGGAACAGCACGCTCTAGTTCGCCAGTTGTTTACAGATGCGTTGGCAGAGGCTCGTACCAATATGGATGCCCAAGCCGCTACTGTTGATCTGCTCCGTCAAGCCTTGGATTCGGTTACTACGCAGATCGCTGATCTGGTGCAAGCGATTCGGGTTGACCTCTACGATGCTTTCGGGTCGTTGCTTGCTGGTTTGCCGAACGGTTTCAGCCAGTTGAACCCGATGACCAACAATGCGACGCCAACGAACACCAACATCACGATCGTGGTTGAGGGTTCGGTGGTTTCTGAAGGTCAGTTGATTGAAAAAGTTCGGGTTGGGTTGTTGAACGCCCAGCGCAGTGGCAGGTCTGTCGTCATATGACGTTGCCTGATATTGATGTTGCTATCAGACCTGATTCCACGTTTATTGTTAGTGGAACCGCAGTTCTGGGAACGGTGACTTTGGGAGCAGGTTTCATTCTTGGTCCTGTCGCTGCGGCGTTGGTATCAATCACGGGTAACGTAACGAATGTCAATATTCACCGTGGGCGCACTCGGGCTACGGACTCTTTTGATTCTGGAACGGCGTCAGTCACATTTGTTGATACGACGGGTCAGTTCAATCCCGACAACACCAGTTCGCCGTTGTATCCGTATGTTCTTCCACTTCGCCAAATCCGTATTTCTGCCACGGTCAACGGCACGGTTTACCAGTTGTTCAACGGTTACACGACACGTTACACATACCAGTTTGAGAAAGGTTATGACGCTGTTTGGGTGACGATTGAAGCGGAGGACGCTTTCCGTACGTTGAGTCAATCTTCGGTAGAAACGGTTGCCGGTGCGACGTACGGGGAGACTAGCGGATCTCGTATCGGAGACATTTTGACGGCTCTCTCAGTGCCGAACAGTATTCGGTCTATTAGCACGGGCAATACGTCAGTAGCGGATGATCCTGCCACCGTGCGTGCTGGCTTAGAAGCAATCCAACAGGTGGAAGAGGCTGAACTCGGGGCGTTTTACATTGATAAACGAGGTTTCCACACGTTCAAGTCACGGCAAGAACTTCAACTTTTGGCTGGCGGACAAACGAAGGCTCCAATCGTTTTCAATGAGACGACTGGTATCCCTTTCACAAACTTGCAGGTCGGCTATGACGATCAACAAATCGTCAACTATGTGACCATTGACGGCGAACTCCTTGCTGGTTCGGTTGCCTCGGATGCGACAAGCATCTCCGAGTATTTCAACCGTACCTACTCAAAAACTGGTTCATTATTGATCACTGACGCCGAGGCAAACAATCAAGCGAGTTATTTGGTTGGTTTCCGTAAAGATCCTCGGGTCACCATTGACTCCATTGATTTTGACGTCCGCAGTTTGTCTCTGGCGAACGCCCAGTCGGTCGTTGACGCCGAATTGTTAGAGCCTGTCACCGTGACAAAAGAATATGCGACGGGAACAATCAGCCGTACGTTGACCATTCAAGGAATCAACCACAGCATCACCCCTGCATCATGGAATATGACATACGAACTCGCTGAACCAGTCGGAGGCGACGGACTGATTTTAGGTTCGTCGCAGGCTGGTCTTTTGGATACAAACCTTTTGGTCTACTAAGGAGAACCATGACAATCACCGTCCTCAATACTGCGTATATCAACGGCGACACTTTTTACGCCGCAGATATCAATGCGACGAATACAGTCGTCAACACGTTGTCCGCATCACAAAGTTTGATTGCGGCTAAAGGTGACATTCTGACTGGAATCTCCGATGACACCTTCACCAAAACGACTGTCGGTGCGAACAACACTGTTTTGTATGCCAACAGTGCGGCTACAGGTGGCGTGTCTTGGGGAACGGTGACCTCTGCAATGATCACAGACGGAACCATCACGGGTACAGATATTGCCTCCACAACAATCACTGCATCTAACATTGCAAACGCAACCATTACATCTACTCAATGTCTTGGCACGGGTGCGTCAACTTCACTTGTCAGCATAAGTACCGATTCTCTTCCATCTGCCACCTCCGCAAAGATTCATTTCAAAACAACTGCTGGTGCGCCTACTACTGGTGGTGCGATCGGTGACATTTGGTTTGTGACGGCGTGACATGGCAGGAACATACATTCAAACGGGTGCCACTACATACACTGAGATAGCAGGCACAAAGGGCGTATATGCACAAACTGGGGCATCTACCTACACGCAGGTCAAGCAAATTTATGTTCAAACTGGGGCGTCTACCTACACGCTTGTTTATCAATACGACGTCACGCCTCCGACTGGCGGTGGGGTGTCCTCGCTTGTTTGGAATCAAGCGTTGCCCGGCTTTACGGTAAATTACAATTCCACTGCTGATGCGGCATCTGGATTGGCTTCGTACACACTTCAACTTGACACTGGTTCGGGCTATGCGAATGTTTCCTCAATCAATAGTGCTGGTGGCTCTTATTCCCATACCGTGACGAGCGGTAATCGTGGTGTAATGCACAACTTCAGGACGGTTGCGGTTGACAATGTTGGAAACACGACCACTTCGTCTGCTACGAGCAAGTATGCGAAGCCTCTCGGTACTTTCTATGTGACGGCGGCAGACTTCTCAACATGGGGTACTGCCACTTCGGGAACAGGTTCGCCTGCTGGATGGAGAACAGATCTTGGGGCGTTGAGTGAAATTCATGTTGGATGGATCAACACCACTTACGCCTATCAATACGGGTATTGGTTCTACGGTTCTGGTGTAGAGAATGTTGCCAAGGGCTATTCGCCAGACTCGGGAACAATCCGCACCTATCGCTCAAACAGTCTTGGTTGTTCTGGAACGGTTGTGTGGTTTGCAACCCATAATCACGGAACGAAACCGACCACTCCATCAACTTCATTGACCTATTACAGCGGAACAACAACCGAACAGACAATAGGTAATTCACAAGAATTTGTTCTTTCAGCGGCTTCGCTCGGAAGAATAGGAACAGATACAACATTCGGAATGTTCATGTACCCCGGACAGTCAGGTGGTGCATTCAACTCCACGCAACAAACAAGTTGTGGTAGTGGTAGCACATACAAGGTGTTTGATTCGCCGTTCGCTGATGCAAATTCTGGTCGTCTAACACTCGTCTACACCTAAGGAAACATTATGGCAATCAACCCGAATACCGACTTTTCAGCAGGAGCAGTTCTTCTTGCTTCGCAGATGGACCGTTTCCCCCGTGGTGTCATGGCGTACAACGCTGTGACTGCCTCAGATACAACAATCACAACCACAGAAGAAGTTCAAATCACGGGTTCGTCGTTTACGGCAGTGGCGAACCGTTACTACAAAATTACTTATTTTGATCCGGGTCTCGGTGGTGGCACACTGTCTGGTAATGCTCGCATCAGATTGACAAACATTTCAGGCACCGTGTATCAACTACAAAGTGTTATCGTCGCTTCCACTGGTGGTGGGTTTGTACACATGAGCGCAGTGACGACGCTTTCAGCCGGTGCGACCAACTTTGTTGCAACATTGGTTGCTGACTCAGGAACGATTCAAGCAATACGCTCATCTACTCGCTATGCCTTTCTTCTTGTTGAGGACATTGGACCTGCGTAATGGCTACTTCATTCGGTACAGGAACACCGATCACTTCAAGGGCGTTGAACACTGCGTTCGCTGAACTTGAGGCTGAAATTGCTAGTGCTAGTGGTGGCGCACCCGTTGGTGGCGTATTGATGTGGGCTGGAACCACGGCAAACATTCCTGCTGGTTATGCCGTCGCCAACGGTGCTTCGCTAGACACCACAACATATTCAACTTTGTTCGGTGTTATCCAGTATCGCTACGGAGGTTCTGGAGCAAACTTCAATCTGCCTGACTTCACTTCACGGGTTCCACTTGGCATCACGGGAGTACCAACAGTTCCAACAACTGTGGCTACCAATAGTGCTGGAGCCGTTGATGCCCACACGCATGGTGTGAATAGTTCATTTACGGCTGGTAATGCCGCATCTCATGTTCACTCTGATTCGTTTACCGCTGGTAGCGTCAACAGTTCTTTTACCGCTGGTAATGCCAACAACCACACACACAACGTGACGGGTAATACCGCAAACGAAGCGGCGCACGTCCACGCCTACTTCAAACCGAACAGTGGTGCCAACAGCAACACCGCCGCTGGCTCGGCACACTCTCACGGCGTCAACATCACTTCCGCTGGTTCAAATAGCACCATCGGCGTAAACTGTTCATTTTCAGCAGGAAACACCAACTCGTCGTTTACTTCTGGTGGAGTGAACACTGCCATTGGTGTGAACTCGTCGTTTACCGCAGGTAATGCCTCAACTATCAACGCTTCAACACCAGCACACACGCACAGTTTGAGTGCGCTTGAAATCATTTTTATCATTAGGGTGGTCTAATGGCTATCGGAAACCCATTTGGCAATTATGAGCAGTATCTCAAAATCATTGATAATACTGACAATAAAGGCTTGTTCGGTTTTGCAAAATTAGACGATCCTCAGAATTTTATGAATCCCGAGGACGTAACTAAAAGATGCGACTATCACACGACGGCAGCACTTCGTGGGTTCCATAAAGCCGTTGATGGCATATGTAACTGTGAACTGAACGAAGAACCAAACAACCTGACAGGCGGACATTTCCCTCTTGAAAACCTGAGCGCATTGTTCTCTGTCGTAGATGCGTCACCAGCAGGATTGATATGTTACTTTGAATTCGTTGATGACGAAGACTTTTATCTCACTCAGCGAGGAAACACTTTTACCCGAACCTTACAGGAACAGTTCCGATTCCTAATTGAGTGGGAATACGCCCATCAGCATTTAGGCAACAATGAAGAAATTTCTATTTGTGCGACAGAAATGCTTCGCATTTTAGATTTGCCCCCTTCCATCAGAGAGTGGATTTTGAACTCGGTTCCCAACGACAAGGTAAATAGGTTTTTAGAAGGAAGAACCGACGCTTTGCAACGAGCCGACACATCAACAATCCCAGATTTGACCGAGGAGTTCAAAGATTGGCTATTAGACAGATTCAAAAATGCGAAGAGTTTCGGTGAACACGGCTAGAGTAAACCACGATGATCAGCGTTGAATACCCTGCTGGAAAAGCCGGACAGATACAGGTAGTTGATGGTTTGCTAGACGGTCTTGCTGAAAGATTCGTTGCCCGTATGCAATACCACTGGAATCATTCATTCCCCGGTAATACCCTCGGTGGGGTTGACTCGGCAACAAAATTGACCGAAGACCTACACTACAACGCTGACGGACACATCTCATGGGAAGAACAAGATCAAAAACTAGATGACGAAATCTGCATGGCATTGACTTCCGCCATCTCTATTTATCGTCAGAAATACCGACACCTTGACCGCTGGACAACGATCACCGATTCAGGTTTTCAGGTTCAGCGGTATTTGAGGAGCCGTGGCTACTACCGCCCTCATGTGGATTCTTTTCCTCACGCATTCTCTGCAATCTCAGACAGAGTTTTGGGTTGCATTGTTTATTTGAACGATGTTCAATACGGTGGGGAAACACACTTTCCGTTACACCATGTGAAGGTTGCACCGAGGGCTGGGCGAATTGCATTGTTTCCAGCAGTCTTTACGCACCCACATGAGTCGTGTGTTCCGATTACCGAAGACAAATGGATAATCAGTACGTTCATTCTCAATCCAGAAGCAGGCTCACCATCTCCGAGTGAAGACCACCATCACGACCACGATCACGATCACGATGAACCCGAACTAATAATGGGTTCAATGCCGAAGCGATGGGTGTTTGAAGATTTCGTTGGAGAGACAGAACAGTAAACCCATTGGAGGAAAAATGGACGGTCAAGAAGTTGATGCTCAGGCAGTAATCGTTGAATTGTTGGAGCAGTTGAAGCAAGCAAATCTTCAGATTGCTGTGTTACGGGTGATGGTGGCTAACGCCAAGAAGGAAGCCGAGCGCACCGAACCGTAAGTGGGGTTGGGAGTCGTCGTGTATCTTTGTTGGTATGCGATGGGCTTCACTACAAGTTGCAGATCAGACTGCCAAAGGGTTCGTGATCGCTCTCGTCGCTACTTGGCTGAGGGGTAATCCACACGCAATGCTGGCGGTTGTTCCTGCTTTGTCGTTTGGGTTGGCTTATCTGTCAACTCGCTTTGGTGATCGCACCATTGCCTCTTTCATTCCTGATCCGTGAGGCGGTGGCGGTTTCCGCTGGTGGCATTTCCGCTGGTGGCAATCGCTTTGGGGAGTGGGGCAAAGGCAGATGCGATCCAGTATGAGGTCACCGAACCAGAGGACTTCTACTTTTCGTTTTCCGAGCCGACCGTTTTTACGGTGCGGACGTTCGCTTGGCAGTACGGCGTGGATTCCATGCTTTGGTTGTACAACGATGCGAATGAACTCGTTGCGTCCAATGACGACTTTTATGGTTTGGATTCGTGGCTTGAAGTTCCTCTCAGCGAGGGTTCGTATCGGCTCCGAGCAGGTATTTGCTGTGGGAACCCTGATGCGTGGCGTGGTTCTCACTACGTTTTGGAAACAAATTCTTTTGCCTTACCAGAAGGAACGGATGCGATTCCGCCCACCACAACCACGTCAACCACGGTTGTAGAAACGACAACAACGACGTCTGAAGTTTCTACAACAATCCCCGAGCCGACCACCACAACGGTTGAAGAACCAACCACGACTACGGAACCAGAACCGACGACTACTGTCCCCGAGTCAACGGTTCCTCAAACCACGACTTCAGGGGTGCCACCGACGACGGTTGTGGAACCTCCAACGACTGATGCGACGGTTCCTTCGGTGACAACGGTGCCTTTGACGACTGTCGCTACTACTTTCGTCCCAGTCGTCGTCCCCGAGGTCATCATCCCAGAGGTCGTCGTCCCAGAGGTCGTCCCCGACAGTGTTGTCGTACCCGTCAGTTCCGATCCACCCCCCACCGATGGGACTGAACCCCCCTTCACCATCGGGTTGGGCGATGATCAGGAAGATCCGACTCCCCTCGTCTCCAACGGGTTGAGGGACGGCGTCACCCCCGAACAGCAACGGGTTGTTGTGGCGACGTCCATCCTGACCGTGATGCCCGTTTTCCGTCCAACCAATGCGACGGGTCGCCGTTCTAATAGATCGCAGAAGGAATGAAAGGAATCCTGACGATGAAGGTTTTTCGGGAATTGATCGCAATGACATGGTCCCTTGTGGGTGCTGGCTATGTGCTTATGACTGTACAGGGCGGTGTCTTCCGTACTGGGCTTATTCTGACCTTTATCGGGGTTGGTGTCCAGTTGCTAGGTTTAGCACTAGGTGCAGACGATGATGAGCAAGGCTAAGGACATTCTTGGACGAATCGTGGCGACATTCTTGTCGTCCGCTCTTGCGATCGTCGGCGGATCTTCCGTTCTGAATGCTTTCACCAAGCAGGACATTTCCGTCCTCCAATCAGCACTTTTGGCTGGTTTGGCGGCTTGCGCTCAGGTGATTGAACGACTTGCCCGAGCCTCGTTGGACGGAACTCTCACCAAAGCGGAAATCAACGAGGCATTCTTGCCAATCAAAGGTTCTGAGGAGAAGTAATGACGGTACGTCCCTACACTGGTAACAAGGATGCGGCTGGGATTACAGGCGCACGCCCGGGTGCGAAAGCATTCCAAGATCTCATGGCGTTCCTTTTCGGGATGAAGAACCTCGGCATCTACGCCAATCGTCCCGTCCGAGGATCCTCCAACCCGAATCCCCCGTTGTCCGTTCATGCGACGGGACGGGCGTGTGACCTCGGCGGAACTCCGAAACAATGCAAAGAGGCAACCGAATTCTTGTTCGCTTTTCGGGATCAACTCGGCATTGAGGAGATCCACGACTACAAGGGTCACTACATGAAGACCAACGGTTTCGGTGCTGGTTACCGATGCGATCGTGACAAATGGACGGTTTACACCAAAAACAGCATTGGTGCAGGTGGAAACTGGGTTCATTACGAAATCAGCCCCGAAATGGCGAACGATGCGAACAAAGTTGGGCAGGTGTTCAAGGACATTCTGGACGGGATCACCAAGGCTCTACAGGGGTGACCAATGGAAGCCGTTTGGGTTCCCATTGTCGTTGCTGTCATTGCTGGACCGTTGATGTGGTTGCTGGCTCGGTTTGATCGTCGCAACACCGAGCAACACGGTGAAAACATGAGAATTTTGAAACGTGTTGAAGGCAAGGTGGATCGCTTGGACAGCAAAGTTGACCGTGTAGACGACCGTTTGTGGACTCATATCACCGATAAAGAAGTCCATCCAAACTGAAAGACGTCATGCGATGCACCAAATTGGGTAAGGTGCGTGGCAAGGAGGATTTATGAGCAACCTGTTGGACTCGTTGAGTCAGCCACCGAAACGAGAATATTCGTGTGCGGTTCGGGCTTTAGCAACCGCAGTAAGCCCCGAAGAATGGTCGGTGTTGACGGCGATTTTGAACCAGATGGCTGACGCTCGGAGAAACGGCACCCGATGCGATTACACCGTTGCTTGGGTTGCAGAAAAACTCAGCGAAAACGGGTATGAGATCTCTCCTGCTTCGGTGACCCGTCATGTCAAAGGACTCTGTTCTTGTGAGTGAACTGACCGATTCCCTCAACAATCCGCCCAGATCCATGCGAGACAAATTGGGTGCGCTTGCCTCTCTTTTGGAGCGGTCTGGCATTGATCCCGATGACATTGGCGGTGTCAACAGAATCAACGTCTATCAGGGCTTTTACAAGGACGAGAACGGTGAAGCCCACACGGTGGATATGCACGGGATCGTGCTGTCCCCGAAGTGGGAGACGGGTCCTGAATGGGATTTTGTTCGGCAGGCAGCCCCAACAATCGTCAAGCCTGTCAAACGGAATGCGACTGCCAAAAGCGCAAAGACGACCGTAATCTTGCCTGATCCCCAGATCGGGTTCCGACGTCTGGATTCGGGCGAGTTGATCCCGATGCACGATGAGGTCGCTATGAATCTTGCGCTTCAAATTGCCCGAGATGCTCGCCCCGATGCGATTATCAACCTCGGCGATTTCATTGACCTGCCCGAATGGTCGTCTAAGTTTTTGGTGTTACCCGAGTTTGTTTTGACGACTCAGCCAGCGATTGATCGGGGTCATCGGTTTCTGGCGCAACAACGAGCGATAGCCCCCGAAGCCGAAATCAAGTTACTCGCTGGTAACCACGATGATCGGCTCGGCAAATCCATCGCCAAGAATGCTATGGCGGCGTTGCGTTTGCGTCGTGCTGAAAGCCCCGAAGAGATGCCCGTCCTCTCCATGTCCTTCCTGATGCGATTAGAGGAACTCGGGGTGGAATACGTCCCCGGATATCCAGCAGGAAGAATCCAGATCGCCTCAGGAGGAGCAGGGCAAACCCCCCTTTATGCGATTCATGGCGAGAAATTGGATATCGCCAAAGTTGCCAAGGAGGAGCGTCAATCCTTCATTCAGGGGCATATCCACCGCCTTGCCCACCATTGCATGACCTACGAATACGCTGGTCAACCCGAAACCGTGGTCGCACTATCACCGGGTTGTCTCTGTCGGATTGACGGAGCGGTTCCATCCACCCGTAGTAGCGTTGACGACAAGGGCGTACCGCTGGTCAGATGGGAGGCATGGCAACAGGGTATGGCAGTCGTTGAGGAGGGGGAGGATGGCTTTTACAGCATTGAGGTCGTTCAAATCATTGGCGGTTCAGCCGTGTGGCGAGGAAAGCGATATGCGACTGGTCAAGATCAACTGGGATGACGCTTTCAGCCTGCCTGACGAATGGATGGATCTTCCGCTAGAGCCGTTGGAGACTCGCCCGATGGTCAGCGTCGGGTTCATCGTGCAAGAAACCGATTGGTGTTATGCGATTGCACATACCTATGACGAACATGGCGAAAGTTGTTGTGGGGTGATCGTGATCCCTAAAGGGATGGTTACCGAGGTGACCGATCTTGCGTGAGTGGTACTGCCCCGATTGTGGGCTGGATTTAGGGGCGAATCGTCATTGTCCAGTATGCGGAGAACTTGGTGAGCCAGCCTCCGAAGATGACACAACCGAGGTTGAGTGATTGTCGCTATTATGCGACCATGAACCAGAATCTTGCTGACGTGTTGAGTTTCTTGGAGCCTGAGGCTCTTCGCTTTTGCACCCCCGACGAGTGGGAACAGGTGAAGGCGGATGTGTTGCTTGCTGGATCGGTGGAGAAGGCTTCCCGAACCAGCCAAACGGTGCTGGAGAAGGCGAAGTTTGGTTCTCGTTCGGAGGCTGGTCGTTACGCAGCCAATATGCGATGGAGGGGTTCCAATTCGGGTGGTTTGACGCAAGCAAAGGCTGATGCTGAGGCGAAAGCCCGTGCTGGTGGAGCGATGGGTGCTTCGGCTTCGGCTTCGGCTCCTGCTTCCGCACCTGCTCCTGCTCCTGCCAGTGGTTCCGCAAAGCCGAAGTCGGATGGAACTGGCGTAGACGATCCGAAGTATGCGACGCCCGAGTACAAAACGCAGTTGAAGGAAATGGATCTTGGTGATATGACAACCGAGATCGGACGGATGTATCGCAACGCTGGCAAGAAAATCCCTGAGTCCGCTCGCCCGTATGTCAGTGCAATGGGGGCGTTGACGAGCATCAACGATCGGTACTTTGAGGACAGCGGAAGCAGTGTCGTTGCTTATGCGATGAGCAACCTGAAGTTTTATGGCACCCAAGGCAAGGCGATCAAAGCCGAACTCAACGCTCGTTTGAAGTCGGCACGATCGTGAGAATGAT